ACTAACAAACGTTTTCGCCTGTCACGGCGTAAAACTGATCGAGGTCATGTTCGTAAAACTATGAAAGCGTCTCCCCAACGAAAAAGGGTATACGGGTAAATAGCCGCTCCAATAAGTTGGCTAGGTATTATTTTTTTTGGAGGATAGCCCAATGGCTAACACAAACTTTAGCGCGTTGACCAGCGAACAATTAACTATCTGGTCACGTGATTTTTGGCGTGTCGCTAGGAATATGTCTTTCATTAACCAATTCGCAGGTAGCGGATCTAATGCTATGGTTCAGAGAATATCTGAACTTACTCAATCAGAAAAAGGAGCTAGAGCTGTATTAACACTTTTAGCTGACATGACTGGTGACGGTATCGTTGGAGACAACACTTTAGAGGGTAATGAAGAGACTTTAAGAGCCTATGACATTGTTGTACAACTCGATCAATTGAGATTTGCTAATAGACTTTCTGGTAGATTAGCTGATCAAAAATCAGTTGTTAATTTCCGTGAGAACTCACGTGATGCACTTGCTTACGCAATGGCGGATCGTATTGACCAATTAGCGTTCTTAACGCTTTCTGGTATTTCTTACACAATCAAAAACAGTGGTGCTTTGAGACCTGTTCTGACTTCAGGACAAAATCTTGGCGACATGGTTTTTGGTTCAGATGTAACAGCTCCAACTTCTAACAGACATAGAAGATGGGATGCTACTAGTAAACTTGTTGCTGGTGACGTAACTGCAGTTGCAGCTGCTGACACCATCACTTATGAGTGTATTGTTGCTCTTAAAGCTTATGCTAAAGACAACTACATCCGTGGAGTAAGAAGCGCAGGTGGAGAAGAGGTGTATCATTTATTTGTATCACCTCAAGTAATGGCTGACCTTAAACTTGATTCAGATTTCTTGGCTAACGTCAGAAATGCTGGAGTCAGAGGACCAGGCAATAGCTTGTTCTCAGGTTCTTCAAGCTTAATGGTTGATGGCATTATGGTCCATGAGTTCAGACATGTATTTAATACAGAGAACGCAACTACTGGAACATCTTCAAATGCCGGTTCTGCTGGATACAAATGGGGCGCTGACGCTGATGTCAATGGTTCTGCTTGTTTATTCTGTGGAGCTCAAGCTCTTGCTATGGCAGATATTGGTCTACCACAAATAGTTGAAGATACTTTCGACTATGGTAACCAAAATGGTATCTCCATTGGTAAAATCTTCGGTCTTGAAAAGCCTAAGTTTAACAGCGACTACAATGGTGGCGTTGAAGACTTTGGTGTCATTAGATTGGATGTTGCATACTAAGTATGTTTTTGTGGGTGGTTCATTTTGAGCCACCCCTTTTTTAGGAGTAAAAGATGATAGTAGTATCAGATATTGACAGGTATATCTCAACCACCTGGGGCGCATCAATCAGACTGGAAGCTGGCGTACCAAAAGAAGTTGGACAAGACATAGGCCTATTGTGCTTGCAAGAGGGGTGTACAGAACACAAACCCCATTCAATTAAAGATAAAAAGCCAAGCGAACCTATTAGAGCTAGAGATGAAAAAGGACATTATATTCCTGACGATCCCTCTACACCTGATATAAACGAAGCCTATGTAGATGGTAAAGCACCCGCTAAGAAAAAGCCGGCTGCTAAAAAAACTGTAAAGAAAACCGCTAAGAAATAATGGGCACACTAACGGGCGCTAACTTAATATCCAGAATACAGGACAGCCTGCAGGATACAACTGGCGTTCGATGGACTGAAGCTGAATTGCTTAGGTACATAAATGATGCACAAAGAGAAGTAGTTAACCTTAAACCGGCCGCTGCTGCAGATCATTCAAACGTACAATTAGCTACTGGAACGGAACAAGTGATTCCAGATGTAGCTATGTCTTTAATAAAAGTAGTACGTAATATGAGTGCTACTGGTGGCAGTGCAACAGGTAAAAGAGCAATTAGGTTAGTAGATGTAGATGTTTTAAACTCCATAGAACCCGATTGGCATGACCCTACTGTTACAGGAGATGCTGCGCATGGTTCTGTAATTAAACATTATGTGTTTGATCCAGATGATCCAAGAAGGTTTTATGTATACCCAGGTGTAAAAGACGGTGAAAACGCGTATGTAGAACTAATAACTTCTAGAAGTCCTACTGATTTAAGTGATACAAGTAGTACTATTTATATTGATGATGTTTATGGCAATGCTTTAGTGGATTATGTCTTGTATAGATGTTATTTAAAAGATTCTGAATTTGCAGGAAATTCTCAACGGGCTCAACAACACTATCAACTATTCGTAAATAGTTTAGCTGGAGGTATACAGTCTAAAAACCCCATAGATCCGAATTTAACTAGAAATGGACAACAAGTTGTGCCTCCGCCTGTTCAAGGAGTAGGAGTATAAAATGGCATCCTTTAGTTCTTTAGTAAAAGACATACTACCTTATGTTCCTAATTGTCCTGACTCTTTAGTAGAGTCTACTTTAAGATCAGCTTGTATAGAGTTTGCAGAAAGATCAAAAGCTTATGTATATGACTTAGACCCCATTACAACAATTAGTGGTGTATATGAATATGAGTTTGATCAACCAAGTGGAACTGATGTACATCAAATTTTGTGGATGACTTATGATGGTGATGATTTAGATCCTATAAGTCCTAGAAGTTTAGAGTTAAATTATCCAGATTGGCGAGATAAAACATCTTTGCCACAAGTGTACTTGCAAAAAAACCCAAGTACTTTTTGGGTTATTCCAGTACCTAATAGTTCTGTCACTAATGGTTTACTTTTAAGCGTTGCTTTAAAACCAAGCAGAACTACTAGCAACATTGATACAACTTTTTCTAACAGTTACAGAGATGGAATTGTTTATGGAACTTTGTATAGATTACTTAGAATACCTGCAAAAGATTGGACCGACCCGCAAGCAGCAGCAGATTATTTAAGTCTATTTAATCAAGAAGTAGTACAAGCTGAGTTAAAAGCTAGAGGCGGAGACTTAGGTGTACGTAGAGTTGTAAAATATAAAGGAGCAGGAATGTCTCCTCGTAAACGATATAAGAGATATGGTTCAGAGATTGACTATTAATGGAGTCTCTGTTGAAGAAATACCTGTAGATGAGATCCGATATGCGTATGAAACAATCGAATCTGATCTACATGTTATAAGGAAGAAAAGTTATTCTGACTGGATTCCAGCAGATATATACTTAGCATTACGAAACAGTAATGCAACTTTGTATATGTTTTATAAAGAAGACATATATATTGGATTTATAATTTGCTCAATGATAGCAGACCCTGGCGGCGAGCCAACGCTTTTTGTCTGGGCAACCTACCAAAAACCAGAGTATAATTATAATAAAGTAGGGTTTACCTTTTTAGATAAACTTGCTTTAGAAAAAAACGTGAAGGTCATTGAGTTTCACACAAGTCGTCCAGGATGGGCAAAGACTGCAACTGCTAATGGATTTAAGTTAACAAGTTATGTTTATAAAAAAGAAGTATGAGTAGTAAACCAAAACAACGAGATTACCAAGCTAGCGAAGCTGAAAAAACTTCTGCTTCTATAGCTAAAGCAGACAAAGATTATTTTAATACAAAATATAAACCTTTAATGGTTAATATGGCTGAAGAAGCTAGAGCTACAGAATTTGATAGAATTGGGCGTGGTATATCTCAAGCGGATACTATGCAGGCTCTTACAGGGGACGGACCAGTATTTCAATACTCCACTAGCGTAGACAACGCAGCAGATTTAGCTTCAGCGGCGGTTGGTAATCTTTTAGATGCTAGTATACAAGGGCAAAATATTTCTAGGGATAGACAATTAAATTTGTTAGCTGGAGCAAGAGGACAACAAATGGACGCTGCATCTGGATTAGCTCAAGCAGCCAGAATTGGCACCTCAAAAGAATTAGCTTTTGCTAAAGCTAAACAGGCTACAAGACTTGGCAATATAAAAAATATGACCCGGTTTGCAACTAAAATGGGGCAAAATAAATCTGAAAATGAAGCTTTGCTTTCTAGTGACGAAACAAAAGAGGCTGGTACTTCTGGTTTAGGTGGTTATTTTGTAGAACCTAGGAGGTTTGGTTAGTTATGGCTTTAGGAGATTACACCAACGCACTTATGCCCGAGACTAGAAATAATTACGTTTCTACACTCCCTGAAGTGTCAGACCCAGAAGCTACTAACTCTGCACTTTTGCGACAAGACTACAATGACTATGTGCAAGACTTTAGGCCTTTTGAAGAACAACTTTTAGCTTCTGTGGATGACACTTCTTTAGTAGATAGGGTTCCGGAAGATGTTAGAAAACAACAAAAAATAGCAGAAGGCATACAAAGCCGTAACCTTTCTAGATATGGGGGCGCGGGATTAAGTATAGCCCAAAGGCAAGAACAAGACCGCGCATTACAACGACAAGGCGCTATAGGATTAGCTGGTGGTTTAAACACTGCTAGAATTGCTCAAGACGAACGCAATAAAAAAACTTTATCTGATTTAATTAATATTGGGCAAGGCCTTAATAGAAGTGCAATGGCTGGCTTAGGGAACGCTGCAAATCTGCAAGCAAATAGACAAGCCGCTTACAAAGGGGCAAAAGCCCAGCACCACAACGCAATGGTCGGATTAGGAACAACAGCTGTAATGGCAATTTTAGGTATTTAATATGGCTTTAGCAGATTTAATGAATGTCCGAAAACTTGAAGCAGACAGTATAGCTAAAAAAAATCTACGCGATAAAGAATTCTTTAGTATGTCAAATTCTTTAGGTATAACAGACACTTTTAGTAACTATCTAAAAACTAATAAAGATGGCACAGCTTCTGGCATGCAAGCACTTCTCGAAAAAACTTCTGATGGTAAGTTTGTACATGGAGATATGGCGGCAAACCTTTTAAATGAAATTGATATTTTAAAACTCTATAAAGATGAAAATAACAAAGAGATAAAAGAAGGTAAAGTAGCGGGTATAAACGCAAATCCAGACGGAAGTTACTCTTTAATGATAGACACCCCACAGGGGTTTTTTCCTAAAACTTTTGGATTTTCTAACAGAGAAGATGATGAGGTTATTAAACTTAGTAAAAAAGAAGTAGAACACTTTCTTAATTTAGGAATAGCAAAAAAACGGGGTAGGGCTTTTCCAGAATCTAGGCAGGGCGATGGGTTTTCCCAATTAATTACCGACTCTTTAGATCCACTTGCAGCAGATGTAAAAGCAGGTAAAGTTGAAATAGAAGATGCTGCCCTTTTTGCACAAAATGCATTACAACAAATTATGCAAGGGACAGATCCTGCTGATATAGAATCAACAAACAACACACCTTTAGACACTGATCCTAAAACAACTGTTAATACTGCTGGAGAGGGTTCAGACTTGCCGGGTGCAAGGCAACTTGCCAAAGAAGAAAGTCAATTTGGAGACCAACAAGATCCTAGTGGTAAGTTTAGTTATTTAGAACAAGATGAATATAATAGAATTTTTGAAGACAAGGAAAGCAACAATTCTAAATACTATGATTTTCAAAAAATGCTTCATCAACGCCTTATTAGCGAAAAACTTGACGCCGAAAGAAACCCAAACAAAGAATCTAAATTTTTTAAAGATCCGACTAAATTTAAAGCCCCTATACAATTTTATAGGGAAGTTAAAAACATATTTAAAAATGACCCAGAAGCCCTTAAAAAGTTTAAAACGGTTGAAGATATGTTTAAGAGCAAACAAAGAAGTATAAAAACTATTGATGAAGCAATTGCTTTTGCTGAAGAACAAATGGATGTCGCGGTTAACACTCAAAGGCAAGAGTCTTCTGAAGCGAAAACAAGCGCTGAACTACCAGCTAGAAATAGAGTTAAGTTTTTACAAGACCAGTTACAAAACAATTCAGCTTTAGACACTTCAACTCGACAGGAATATACAACAGAATTAGAATCAACTTTAGCCAAACTAGACGGGCGTACCCCTTCAACTGAGCCACTACCAACTGCAGAAGAACTTGAAATACCACCAGTTCCAGCTGATTTAGAGGGGCAGCAAAAATGGGCACAAGAGAATGAAGCTAAAATAAGACAACTTGGGCAAGATAAAGTAAAAGAAGTGCAGGCGATCCTTAACAGATTTGATATTCAAAAATTAGCTGATTTAAAAAAATTAGAAGGGCAACTTGACATAGGGCAACGACAAGCTCTTGCTGCTACTTTGGCTTTTACAACAAGTCAAAATGACCCAACAAAAATGATAGATTTATATAAAACATATGAAAATCAAATTCAAACAGGCAATGCTTCTACTACTCCAACTCAACGCGCTCAACTAGATATAAACTATGAAAATTTAAGACTTAAGTCTTTAGAATACTCTGATAAAGTAGCGGGAAATTTAAAAACTATAACTACTGAAGCCACCGATATACTCTACCCTCAATTTAAAGAGGGAGGGTCAAGAAAAGGTAGAGATGCAACAAAAATATCTGGTAGTAGCGAAAAAGCCGCAAATACAAGACAGAGAATAAAAAATTTACTAGGTGAGTTTACTAGAAATAGGGCATATGTTGTAACAGGGACCGATGTTAAGTTTAGAGACGATAATACTAAAGAAACTGTAAAAAATGTTTATGGTCAAATAGTTACTAAATTTGTTGAGGAAAACGGAAGTCAGTGGGGGTTCGATTGGTTAGGAGATATAATCAGAAGTAATGACCCACAAGCTATTGGAGCAGCCCTAGATAGAATGAAAGCCCGAATAGAAGTAAAAAATGGTAGAAGGTATGTAGCTGAAATTTATTTTACAGATGCAGCAGGTAGAGAAACAGAAGGAAACATGACACAGTCTCAAATAACTCAGCTTTTTGGAACTCCAGGCTCTAAAGAACGGGCTGTACTTATGAGTTTTTTAACTGAAGCATGATATGGCAGATAAAATTTCTGATTTACAAGCTCTTGGACAAAATAGACAAAGACGAGGTCCAAACGATTTAACCGCTTTAGGGCAAAATGAAGATGCGGCTTTACCCCAAAGTTTTGTACTTTCAGACCCCATTGAAATTTTTAGGGAAAGTGTAAAAGCTGGATCTGCTAATCTAGAATCTAATCTTAATAATTTTGCTGCTGCTGTTGCTTCCATTAGGGGCGATACCGATGCTGTTCAAAATAATCTTAATAAGGCCCGTATCAATCAAGAAGCTTCTTCAAACTATCTTGCTGGTATGGAGTCCTTTGAAGAATTTTTAGAGGAACCCACCTTTGGGGGTTTTATCAATCAGGCTGTTAGCGCAACAGGGCAATTTCTTCCTTCTGCTGCAGCTAGTATTGGTGCTGCTTTAACAGGTGCAGCTGCGGGAGCTGTTATAGGGGCGGGTACAGCTGCTACTATAGGAGCCGGAACACTTGCTACTAGCGTAGGCACGCAAGCTATTATGAAGTCAGCTGCTCAAAAAGCAATTCTTAACAAAGAAGTAAAAGAGATTGTTAAAAAGTATATTGCTAATGATCAAGCTAGAAAAAAAGGAAAAGATTTACCGTGGGATCTTAAAAAAGATGAGCAAGACTTAATAGAAGGAGCTTTTAAAATTTTAAAAGAAACTCGCCGGTCTAAATTTACTACCCGAGGAGCCGTAGCCGGCGCAGTAAGCCAAGAATACCCACAGGGAGTAGGAACTGCATTTGGAGATTTTGCAGAACAAGACATGATAGAAGCCGAACAGGGGCTTCAATCTTTAGCTTTTGGTGTTCCTTTTGCTGCTGTAGGGGTAGGAGGAGAAGCTCTTGTTTTACGGGGGTTTAAAGGAATATTGCAGTCTTCTAAAGGAGGAAGCTTAAAACAAAACTTATTTGGGGGTTTATTAAAAGGGGCAGGAAGATCGGCTGTTGTAGAAGGGGCTACAGAAAGAATACAGGAAGAAATGTCAGTACAACAAAAGTTTGCTATTGATGAAGACTACACTGAAGCCCAAGCAAACTTAGATAGGTCTCAAGCTTTGTTTATGGGGTTTTTTGGTGGTATGGGTATGGGGGCTGCAGGGGGAACTGTTTCTGGCGCAGCTGCTGGTGTGTATGAAAAAGCTAGAAAAAATGTAGCCGATGTATATGCTGGTAGAATTCAAGAAGCTTATATAGCCCAAAAAACAGGGCAAGCAGAGCAGTTTGGAGATGTAGCGCCTGAACCAGTCCAATGGATAGCAGCTCAATTTAAAGCTATGCAAGACCCAAACAATAAAAAAGATGCTGTTTGGATTGATGAAAATAGCATTCCGGAATACAACACTTTTGCAGAATCTAATTTAAATAATGAAGAACTGTTAGGCACGGTCTACCAACAAAGTATTGATGGGAAAGGCGGTTTTTTTACAACTAATAAGGATAAAGCCGCTGCTTTTGATGCCCTTATAAAAAACAACCAATATGATAATCAAAAAATTGATGAATTTTTAGTAGAAAATTTAAATTATTCTAGGGGTAGACAGGAAGGTGATAGTATTGTTGTTGAAGTTCGAGATAACGAAAACAATTTAGTTTGGTATCAACAAACAAATGAGCTAGGCCTTGTTGGGGCCCAAGCAAAAGCTAGGCAAATTTTTGGAAAAAATCCCGAAAATTATAGTATTAGTGGCGCAATTTCTATAGAAGACCATTTAGCAGAAAGAAAAGAACTTATAGAAGCACAGCAACCTAAAAGACGTAGTATGGATCTTGAGGACCAACAAACTTCTAGAGAAGATGCGGCGTTAATTGCTAGGTATCAAGGTCTATTACAAGAAGCAAGAACAGCAGGGGGAATAGAAAACCTATCTCCAGAAAAACAACAGACTTTAAGACAAGACTTCGAAACTGTCGAACTTATTAGACAAGGCGCAAGTGGTACTCAAGAAACCACACAACAAGAAGGAGAGACGGTAGCTTCCCAAGAAGAACAAGTTGACGAATTAGATTTAGCAGCTCTTGATGATCGTATGGCATCTTTTGCAGCTGGTGCAATGGGAGCAACATCTTTTGAATCTGAGTTAGTAACAAATGAAATGGGTTCTAGAGAGGACCCAATTAAATTTGCTAAACAAACAGAAAACTCAACAGAGAAAGATAAAAGAGATAAAGATGGCAAACCTAGAAAGGGTTGGCAGGGTAATGATTCAACTAGACCCATGAGCACAAAACCAGGTAGTGGGGGCGAAAATATAACAGCAGCAGAGGCTTACGAAACAAGCAAAGAAAATGCTTTGGTTTACGCATTTGGTTTTCAACCTGAACTTATTGCTAATATAAAAGACAATATTTATTCCGGTTCTCTTCTTAACAACTTTGCAAAAAGATCTAAGGAAGCCGGACAGGCCTTTTACTTTGATATTATTGAGGTCGGCCAAGATGAAGATGGTACGCCTTTTCACGGCATGCTTAAGTACACCCTTCCTGGCGAGTTAGACATGGATGTAGAAGTTGCGCATTGGATAACAGAAGCAAGAAATACGGCTAGATTATATACAGGTTCTCCCTGGAAAGTTTTAACCCCAGCAAACAAAGAAAAAGGGGTACAACCCCAATCTATAGATATGCCAAGGCTTACTAATTTTGGCCGTGGGTACAATAATAGAACTAAATCTCAAGTTAGTGCTACTGGCGACTTAGAAACTGCCAACCAAGGTTTTCAAGTAGCTGCAGCAGAAGCTTTAGTATTAGGGTATGAGTTTTTTTGGAATGGTAAACCTATAGCAGAACTAACGGCAGAAGAAGAAGCAGACGCTATTGTTTATACAAAAGGCAAAGGAGACCAACAATTCTCTATGACAGAACTAGCTGCAGAACGTGGCGAGTTTTCTAATGTAAGTACTGAATTACAAAATCGTATACAAGAACTTGAAGATAACCCAGAGGCCGAACCAAATGAAGAATACGAAAGTGTTGGACAAGAACTGGCTGCTTTACGAGCCGAATTAAAAACAGAAGAAGAAGGCATCGCGGCAGAAAGAGATTTAAGTAGGCAACAACTAGCCGGAACTGCTACACAACCTTTAAACCCAGACGAGTTTATAGCTACGGGTGGAGAAAGTGGTGCTGCCGGTGGTACTACTGGCGAGGCTGCTACTGTTCCTGTAAATCAAAATGCTAGTCAAGAACGAACTCGACAAGCAATTAAAAGAAGTGAAGAAAAAGTAAAAAGAATTATTAATGAAAACTTAAACACTCAAGGTAATAATATTGGGCTCGGAAGCATGTATAACAGGGTTTTAGAGCTTATAGAAGATTATAAAACTTTAAATGACACAGAGGGTTTAAAAAAACTACAAGCAGAAAAAACAAGATTAGAAAAAGAAATGGGCATTTCTAAGACTATTTATTTTATAAACCAGTTAAAACTACCACAAAGTGAAAAAAAAGAAGACTTTACTACCTTTGAAGAATCCGATACAAGAACAAAAACCGTAGCCCTAGACTCCACAGATATGGGGGAAGCGAGAGCTGCAGATGAGTTTAAAAATAGACCTAAAGACCCTTTACGACCTATGACCGAAAGAAGAGGCCCTGTATCTTTTCTATCAAAAAAAGTTACAGAGTCTTTTCAGGACGTTAAATTCTTACCTACTATTATGAATATTGTTAGGAATGATTTTAAAAACAAACGCGACATTTATGTCTTTACTACTGATGATGTTGTTACTTTTAACGATGTAGGAAACAACGACGTTTTAAATGCAATCATGAAAGAACAAGAGTTTATACGTCAAGGCAATGCCGGTGGTAGGATTCTTAGTTATCAAGTTGGAGCAGATGGAGCAGATTTTATAATAATTGGTGCTAAAAAAGGCACAAGCGCTGAAGCAGAAGGCAAAGCAGCTATAACTTTAATGCATGAGTTAGGCCATTCTATTTTAGAACAAGAGTTTTCTATGAGTCTAAAAAAAGATAGCAACGCTTATAAATTACTTGTAAAAAACTTTAAAAAGTTTGAATTAGAACAAGATTTAAACTTTCCTGGTATGGAGGGTTCAGATCCTAAAAACATAGCAGCAAGGTTTGAAGAACATGGGGCTAACCAAATTGCAAAATATTTAATTGATGAAACTGCAAAGGCTACAGATGGTGGAGAAGCTATTTACAAAAGAATAGCTGCAAAACTAAGAGCTTTCTTTAAAAAGATGTCTCAATCATTTAGAAACAGATTTAAAGTAGACCCTGCTTTTGATGAGTATATAACAAAACTTGTTTCTGATAGAAAACGTGGATTAGGTAATCCACAGCGTACACCAAACCGAATGTTTAATAGCGCAATTATAAGAAGCATTGTTATTGATGAGCTACCAAAAATATCTAAAAATGCAGGATCAAAACCTGCAGTAGAAAGATTAGCAAAAGCAGCAAAAAAACTAGCTGAATCTGAATCTAAAACAGCAAGATGGATTAGAAAAGCGTTAGGCACAGGAAAAGAAGTAGTTTATACGGCCGATAACATGCTTAGAGGGCTTGGGCCTATAGGTGTAACAATAGCAAACATTTTATACTCACAATCATCAACTACTACTGAGTTAGGTTGGAGTAAAGCTAAACAACAGAAAATATATGAGTACACAAACAAAATAGCTCGTATTTTAGGTTTTGAAGAGCTTAGTGAAGTTACTGATGAAGCTATGGAAGCTCTTTATGAAGCAGAAGACGGTCGAATAAACACTGATAAACTAAGCCCAAAAGCACGTGAGATTAGAGAGTTTTTATCAAAAATGTATGATGATGAAAACTTTGCAAAGTATGCTGGCATAAGAAAAATGAGCAATTATTTTCCGCGTTCTATTGCTTTGCAAAACATAGAAAACAGCACTGTAATACAAGATAAAGTTGTTGCTTTATTAGTAGAGTTTAACAAAGGTAAGAAGCTTACAAACATATTACGCGATGACATGGGAATGGAAGTGGGAAGAGAAGAGTTTACTGTTACCCCTAAAGTTGCAAGAGAAATGGTAAATCTTCTTATAACTGATCCTGAAAACACTAATATAGATCTTTACAGTGAGGCTGGAAAATTTGCATTGGGACTTTCTAAAAGTAGATCTGATGCATTTAGAAACATCCCTACTACAGAATTAAGAAATGCTGTAGATGAACAAGGCAACTCGGCTCTAGTAAACCCCGCACAGGCTTTGCGTAATTATGTAACTTCTACAATTAAACGAGCTGAACTAAACAGAAGGGGTGGGGCTAAACGTATACAAGAGTTAATAGATCAGCTTCCTACAGAAAAAGACAAAGAAATTGCTACAAGCATGGTGCTAGCTTCTTTGGGTAAAATTAACCCAGAGTTATTTGTAAAATACCCTAAATTAAAAACACTGAATAGTTGGGCTTTAACAGCAAACATTTTTGGTTTGTTAGCCTTGACAGTGTTTGCATCTTTTCCTGATGTAGCAGGACCCGTGCTTAGGTCTAAAGAACTACCTAAGTTAAGAGAAACAGCAAAAATATTTTACAGTGCTTTAAAAGGCGACGAAGAAGCTATGCGATTAGCTTACGACATAGGGGCTGTTAGCACCGATGCAATTAATATGATGTTTGTTAATGCTGGTGAAATGGACTACATGACAGAAGGCTCTAAACGTGCAAATGAAGCTTTCTTTAAGTACACAGGAACAGAATGGTTTACTAAATTTACTAGGGTTTTTGCTGCTGGTATGGGCAAAAGTTTTATTATTGACCACGGCATAAAAGCACAACAGGGAGATCAACGTTCTATCAGGTATTTAAAAGAATTAGATTTAACCCCACAAGACGTTGCAGATTGGAACGCTGGCGAACAATCACTTGAAACCCCTGCTGGTAAAAAAGTAAAAGTAGCTTTATATAGATTTGTAGATGAGTCTATTGTAAGACCTAACGCTTCTGAAAGACCGGCTTGGGCTTCAGATCCTAGATTTGCTTTAGTTTGGCAATTAAAATCATTCTTCTACGCTTATGGTAAAGTTGTTATTGGTGGTATAGGTCGAGAGATGAACGCAAGAAGAGAAGCAGGAGAATCTATGTCTCAATCTGCAACACCATTACTTTTAGCTGCAGCTACTTTGATTCCATTGACTATGTTAGGATTTGACTTGCGAGAAAGATTTAAAGGTGGATTGGCTTGGGCCCTTCCTGGTGTAGACTCTACAGAAAGAAATTATAGAAAATCTTTAGATATGGACTATGGAGAATACTCCATGGAAATACTTGATAGAAGTGGGGCATTAGGACCCTTTGCACTTATGTTACCTGTAATTTCTGGCAAAACCTATGGAGACCCTTTCTTTGTTGGCCCATTAGGACCAACTTTTGAAAAACTATGGGATTTCCCACAGGGTAAATTAAAAATAGATGACTTTATACCAGGCTACAATCAAGTAGGTGGGTTTGACAAAGAAAATTAGGTATACTAAGAGGTAATTTATGGCATATTCAGACACAATTAAATTAGTAGTAGGAGACACTCTTCCTGAACTAACTTTTACCCTAAAAGACAGCAACACTGCTGCGTCTGGGGCTACGTTAGATGTAGAAGACGAAACTACTTGGGCACCAATCAACTTGACTGGTGCAACTGTAAAACTACGTATTCGTGAGGTAGGGTCAACAACGGTTCTTTCTACAATAACTGCTACTATAACAAGCGCTGCTAATGGCACTTGTGCATTAACATTCCCTACAGGAACGTGGACAACTGCAGGAACTTTTGAAGGTGAAATCGAACACACAACTTCTGGATCTGGTATTCAAACAGTACAAGATTTTATAAAATTTAAAGTGCGTGATGACTTCGATTAATGGCCATCAAGTTTACAGTTGATTATGTCAACCTAAAGGTTACTGTTGACACAGATTCGATTCAACCCGTTTCTGTTTTTCAAAATCTTAGATCCCTTGTTACGTTTACAAATTTACAAACGTCATTACAGTACGTAGATTTATCGGCTGTAAATGTATTATTAGATGCAGATAGTAAAAACCTTTACTTTCTTTCTGGACACCCAAATGCTGAAAGTTTTGGTTTAACCGACGCACCAGCACTTACATTTAGTACAACAAAAACAGAAACTGTTTCTATAGCAGAAGAACTAGCTTCAGCATTTGCTAGCAGTAAATCTGAAACC